GGCGACCCCGTCGCGGACCCTGTCCGGCTTCGGCACGTTGGAAGGTGATGTGGTCAACGCCGTGTGGGCGACGCCGTCCCGCACGCTCTCCTCCATCGACAACGTCAAGGCCAGCGTGGTTTCGTCCGTGTGGGCGACGCCGACGCGCACCCTCTCGGCTGGCGTCACCGTGGCCGCGGGCGGGATCGACTCGACCTCGTTTGCCGCGTCGGCGGTGGACGCCGCGGCCTTCGCGCAGGACGCCGCTCAGGAAGTCGCCGATGAGATGCTGAATCGGGATCTGGCCGGGGGAGCATCCGGGGGCGCTCGGATCGTCCGCGACGCCCTCCGAGTCCTCCGGAACAAGGTCAACGCGAACCTCGGCATCGTGTACCAGGAGAACGATAGCACCACGGCCTGGACATTCACCGTGGCCACCGATTCCGCCGCCACCCGCATCACCGGAATTGATCCAGCATGATCCGTCACGCGCTCGTCACCCTCGGTCTCTGGCTCGCGGGCCTCGGCGGGTGGACGCCGCCCATCTGTGAGCGCGCCCATGCTCCCGACACGCCCATGCTCATCTCCGCGCGAACCTGGACGGCCTGGGCGGAGGAGACGTTCCCGGGCACCAGCGGCGAACATAAGCGGCATCAGGTGTATGCCCGCCTCTTGCGGATCTACCCTGACGCCCGGCGCCGCGACGTGGCGCTGGCGATCGAACTTGCGTTGCGACCATGATTATCGTCCTTCAGGGATTCGCCCTCGGCAGTCTCTACGGCTGGACCAACGGTCCCGGAGTGGACGCAGGCGGCGCGGCGGTCACGGCCGCCATCACCGGCAAGCTCGTGCGTCCGATCCTGACGCACTACACCAACATCACCACGTCCTGGTGGTGGCTGGCGCTGCTCTCGGCGCTGGGAGGCCGGTAGATGGCCGCGCTCACGTACGCAGAGATCCAGACCCGCGTGGCGAACCATCTCCGCATCCCGACCTCGGACAGCACGCAGATGACCCGCGTGCAGGCGATCATCAACGAAGTCTATCGCGACCTCTGTGCGAAAAATCCCACGTGGTACTGGCTCCGCAAGCGCCAGATCATCAACACCGCCACCGCCTTCGAGGATGGCACCGCCAGCGTGACTCCGGGCGTGACCCTCGTGACGCTGACCATCGCGCCCTCCGCGGCGTTCGGCTCCTTCGCCAACCGCGTGTTCACCGTCACCGCCAATGCCGAGGACCCCAACGCCGTCTACCGCGTCGCCACGCACGTCGCCGGGGAAGCCACCCTGCTCCTCGATGCGGGCTACACGGGCGCCACCGGGAGCGCAGCGGCCTATCACATCTACCAGGACGGCTACGACCTGGCCACGGACTGCAACCGCGTGTTCCACGTGAAACGATTTGGCGTCCGCCATGCGGTCACGCTCATCGGGCCGATGGAGATGGCCGGGCTCAAGGAGAGCGATACCTCCGAAGGGTCGCCCACCGTGGCGACCGTCTCCGAGTTCGACACCAGCGGCGACCCCTCGACGGCCCGCCAACTCGTCGTCTACCCGTACCCGGATGTCCCGTACCGCATGGAGGTGTTCTACACGCAGTCGCCCAACACGGAACTGTCGGGCTCGACGCGCCCGCTCATCCCGGACGACTATGTGCAGGTGCTCATCTATGGGGCGCTCGCGCGCGGGTTCCCCATCTTCCTGAACGACACCGAGCGCGGGGCCTTCTACCAGGGCCTCTTCAACGACACGCTGAACCTCATGGTGGCGAACTCGCGGCAGCAGGAGGACAACCCCGGCGTGGCGCCCCGCAACGACTACCGGGGATTCTACCGGCGCGGCCAGCGGATCACGGCGGCGAACGCCGATCTGGGCAGCGCCTTCGACCGCTGGCCCCATGGGACCTGAGCCATGGGCTGCTGGGCGACAGGATCTCTCGGCGCAGGAGGAACGGCCGGCGATGGCCAGTCCGGCAACGCGACTGATGAGACACGCACCCTGTTGCATCTCTGGCCCACCGGCCAACCCGAGGTGTGGGAGGGGATTCCGAGCGAACTTGGTGGAGGCGCGACCGGAGCCGCCGGAGCCAGCGTCACCGCGTTCATCCTGTCGCCGGAATCGGCCATGTTCCCGAATGCGAATTTTCCGGCCCTCACCAAGAACACGGGGACGTTTCAACTCGATTACACTTTGGACTTTGATGCCACGGCCCGAGAGTCTGTCTCATGGCGCACGGTCATGCCGGCCGCGGCGACCTGGAACGGGGCAACCATCGGGATCTTTTCTCGACAAAGCTCGGCTATCTTGGGCACTGTGGCATGGACCGTCACCAGCATAACGCGAGGATCTGGACAGGCGTTCGATGCGCTGGGCGCGACGGATTCCGTGGCGGCCAGTACGGTTCAAGGGACGGCTGGTCAGGTACTTTATCAATCGAAGACACTGACGACCACGACGTGGGCGACCGCTTCCGCATTGCTCGTCGAGATTGCCCGCGACGTGGCGAACGATACCGCAGGGGAAGATGTCAAGTTCATCTCCGCGATCATCGAGTTGGCATGATGGGACTCATCCTTGGCAATAACAACAGCGCGGGGCAAGTGAACCATGGCGACATTGCGGCGCTGAATGGTGCGGCAGCATTGACCATCTGTTGCTGGCGATTCACCGATATCGTCGCCTCCCCTGGCGATACCGAGAAAGGGGCGACGGCATTTCTCTGGATGGGGAACCGTGAATTGCATGCCAGCGAGTTGCCCACATGGAATCGCTATACGGACGTGTACCAGATCCCGACGCTGGTCTGGACCCATCATGCGTGCGTCTTTGATGGGAGCCGTGCCGCTGCGGATCGGATCAAGTTCTATGCAGAAGCGGTTGAACAGACGACAACCGGAAGCACGGCCGGGACGACGCTCCTCGATACGACGGGCAGCGCGCTCATTATCGCCCCGGCAAACGTCGCCGGAGATTGGGCGCATCTCCGGTGCTGGACACAGGCACTCACGCCCGCGGACATTGCGCTTGAAATGTACTCGTATTGGGCCCGTCAGAGATCGGGTCTTGTCCTGGATTGCCCCTACGATGACGGGGTGCTCGCACGAGATTATTCGGGTAACGGAAACCACGGCACCACGAACGGCGCCATTCAACGCGCGGGGCCTCCCATCAGCTATGGTGGCAAAGTCCTGGTGACGGGATGACGACCCGCAATACGGCCTTCATCGTGCATCCGGCCAAGGGCGGGCTGGATACGAGCACGCCGCCGACGCTGCTCCAACCGGATCAACTCGTGATGGCGAACAACTGCGAGTACGGCGTTGCCGGGTCCCGGGCCAAGCGGCTTGGGACGGTGCGATACAATCCCACTGCCCTTGCGGCCGACCTCGGGGGCGGTGTCGTCAATCTCACCTTCGCGGCGCTCGCTGATTTCTGGCGGCACGGCACCTGCCTGGACGCCGATCAGCAATTTATCGCGCACGCGGGCACCACGCTGTACAAGGACGACGGGGATGGCGTCTGGGATCTGATGGACGCCACGCTCGCCTGGGGCACGAACGGCTCCGAGACCGGCATCACCATTGCCCAGGGCTACGCCGTGTTCTCGAACGGGGTGGACATTCCGAAGAAATGGGATCAGTCGAGCCTGACGACGCTCTCGTCGGGCGCGCCGTACTTCTCCTTCTCGTCGTATCACCTGCGCCGCCTCTGGGCCTGCGGATATGCCTCCAGCCCCTCGTCCGTCTGGTACACCGCAGCCGGAGATATCACCGACTTCACCGGCACGGACACGGGCACGCTCCTCTTCGATGAAGACGACGGCGACCGCGTGATGGGGCTCTCCCAGCCCTGGCAGAATCGCCTCTACGTGTTCAAGGGGCCGAACAACGGATCGGTGTGGAACGTGTCCGGCACGACCGTCAACTCCTTCACCAAAACCCGGATGTTCTCGGCGGCGCCCTGCGTGACTCATCGCAGCATCGTCACGACGCCCGATGACATCTACTGGGTCTCGCGTCATGGCATTCACTCGCTCCAGGCCACGGATCGGTTCGGTGACACGACGCAAGCCTTGCTCTCGCTGCCGATCCAGGACACGTTTCAGAGTCTGACGGCCTCCCGGTTGAGCCAGATCGTCGGGTTCTATCATCCGACGCGCAACGTCGTCGGGTGGTTCTGCCCCGAAGGCGGCCAGAATAGCGTCTGTCTGGTCTACAACTACGCGCTCAAGCTCTGGAGTCTCTGGCGGTTCACGGGGTTGGCCGGAGCCTCGTGCATGGTGGCGATCACGCCGAGTACGCGGCAGTCGCGGCTCTACATCGGCGGCTACAACGGCTATGTCTACGCCGCCGATCAGTTGACCAAGTCAGACGAGAACGCGGATCAGGCGTATTCCTACCGGATTCGCACGCCCATTCATCAGCGATTCAGCGAGGCGCTGACGGAACTCCATGAGAAAAGTTTCTTCAGCGTCACCACACTCTATCGGCCGATGGCGACGAGTTCGAGCATGACGTTGACCACCTACATCGACAATATCCTGACGGCGACTACGTCGATCGGGACGAAGTCCATCACGATGACCGTAAGCGGTGATCTGCTCGGCTCGACATTCATCCTTGGGCAATCATTGCTGGGAGGCCGCGGCACATCGGCCTACGACGAATTTGTGATCGAGGGGCGGGGCCGATCCATTCAACTGGATTGGGAGCAGGACCTCGCCGCCGGCGATGTGGAACTGTACGGCTACGCTGTGCGCGTGGCCCCAGGAGAAGCCCATGCGTTCGAGTAAGGGGGCCGACTGATGGCACTGGGACGCTACAAGACCTTCGTGGATGCGGTGGCGCTCTTCGGCGCCGAGTTGAACGGCCTCCAAGACTGGTTCACGGGAAACGCGGCGACGCTCATCTCGCCGTTCACCAACACCCTGAACGCGAACAGCAACCAGATCACGAATCTCGTGATCGAGACGCTCTCGGCCACGCCCTCGGCCACGCCCGAAGGCCGCATGGTCTTTCACACGACCCTGGATGCGCTCCTCGTGCTGGACGGCAGCGCCGTGCGGTACGTGCCGAATGTGTCCGGCGGGCTGGGCTCGCCCTTTCACACGCTCCGCATGAACTCGGCCGGGACCGGCCAGGAATACGCCACCACCTCGGTGGCCGTGGCGAACGTGACGGGCGCGGGCACCATCGCCACGCAGGCCCTCACGGCCATTCAGTTGACCGGCGGGATTCAGGCGATCGAAATCGCCACGCCCAGCGCGCCGCCCGCGAACTCCGGGCTGCTCTTCTTCCATGACCGGGGAGACGGCAAGACGCAGCTCTCCGTCCTCTGGCCGGATGGCGCCGTCCGCGCGATCGCGACGAGCAACTGATGCCTGACCGCTTCGTGCCGCTCGGCCAGATGCCCCAGGGGGGCGGGAGCCTGCCCAGCACGGGGGGCAGTGCGTCGCGCTTCGTGCCGATCTCGAGCGTCGGGGCGAGCGGAAGTGGGGGCAGTGGGCTGAACATCCCGGGCCTGTTCAACCAGTTCCAGAACCTCGGGCAAGGGAGCGGAGTTGGGTCCGGCATCGCCAAGGGTGCCGGGATGCTGGGGTCCGCGCTGGGCAAGGTGGACACGGCCGGCGGGATGCTAGGCAATCTCACCGGCGGCGGCAACCCGATCCCATCAGGGCTCGGCCAGGGGCTCGGAGTGGCGGGGGGCGCGCTCGGCCTGGGATCGAACATCTACGGCCTCTCGCAGGGGGACTACTCCCAGATTCCAGGGACGATCAGCGGCGGCCTC